ATCTATTACATGCGGATTCCGCAAGATTGGTCCACGTCACGGACTGGTGCCTGAGTGAGATCAGGATCCACCACCATCCTAACACCTGATCTGTGTTTAGTATGCGTTCCAGCTGATCACTGGATCCCGTCCCGATGCCAGTCGGTGCAGCTAGAGCTGCGAGGCGGGTGTTCATTTGACTGCACGCTTAAGGAAGTGAGGCGAGCATGCAGGAGATGCATGAGCGGGCTGGTATCAATTACTTGGGCCAGTACCGATCTGGTGGGCGTTCTCGTAAGCTCACCGAAGCTTTGCATGCGTTGAGCCGCGCTGTGGAGGTTCCCGCATACGATTATCCACTGTATCGTATGGTGACCGAAACGCTAGGCTTTCGTCTCAGAGTTGACGAGGAGAACCGTAGTGTCACCTCTGAACAATGGGTGGAAAGGGCGCTTACCGGCTATGGGTGTCCAATTCACCGAACCTGGGACGACTTTCGCACCTCCGGAAAAGGACGAGGATGCACGTGTCACCTTCGTACTGAATCCAGAGGACACCGCAACCGAAAGGAATCAGCAGACTGGTCCGAAAACAGTGACAGCGGAACCGAGCGATCGGGACTTGCTGTACCTGGCCCTGGCACGCATGACGGGGGAGCTTCACTACCCAGCGTTCAGGATAACGTACCAGATCGAAGAGGTCGAGGATCCCCGCACGAGCTGGCACACCGACTTGCACTTCGTTCGGTCTATAGCACGGCGCGTGGTCTCGAAGGAAGGCGAAAGCCTCTCCCACTGGCTGAGGTGGTGGAGCATCATATCCATCACGCTTCTTACGCTGGGCTTCCTCTTCTTGCTAGTAACGGCGATTGCCTGGATGCCGGGGCACGCCTTGCTGAACGACTGGCTCGAGGCGAACGGGGCTTTGATCCCTATCTATTCGGTCGTCGTGTGCAGCCTGGCTCTGCTGGTCCAAAGACTCGCCTGGTATGGATGGCGCCGTTGCCTACGACTATTGTTGGTCTGGCTTTCTCCAAGCCGGTTCAAGAGGCACTGGCGCGCAATCGTCCGTACATCTGGGGACTCCAAAAACACGAAGTCGGATCCATCATCTCGGAAATGACCGGGAGATTCCGCTATGTGTATAGCTTGGACTGGTCACAGTTCGATGCTAGTGTGAGTTCCTCGCTGATCAACGACATGTTCCGAGTGGTACGGAGCATGCTTGATCTCACTGACGACGAGAACAAGTTGTTCTGGCGGTATGTGAACGACTTCATTCACACTCGTATTGTGTTGCCGGACGGCGGTGTTTACCAAGTCCATCGTGGTGTCCCGAGCGGTAGTGCTTTCACATCGCTCATCGACAGCATGGTCAACACGTACCTGATCAATTACCTTTGGCATCGGGTAACAGGTCACGCGTTGGGTCACAATCAAGTACTCGTGATGGGCGATGACGCTCTTGTTGCTGTGAACGACAGGGTTGAACTGGCCGACCTTGCGCGCTACGCAGAACAGATCGGATTCAAACTGAACGTGGAAAAGTCAGTGATCGTTAGTTCAGGTGATAGTGGTGGTATCCACTTCATCGGTCACCATTGGACGCATGGACGGCCTCGTAGGCCACACCGTGAGCTCGTTACCCGCATGGCGTTTCCAGAACGTCACGCCAAACAGGATCTGGCTCGATCCCTGACCCGGTTGGGTGGGTACGCGCTTAGCAGCGTGGATGGACTAGTCCTCCTTCTTCAGCTGTACGACCATGGTGATATCGTTAGCGCCCTGAGCCAATACCTATGGGAGCTGCGAGCTAGCGGGGCTAATGACAGGTTGCGTGCATACGATCTCCCCGGAGATCTTAGGAGACGC